TGGGCCTTCGCCCATGTCGATGCGTAGTGTGAGGTTCACTGGGTCTCCTTAGTCGGGCTCAGAGTGTGAGCGGGTTATGGTGCGGTTGTGTCTACGGTGTACGATCCACCGACAAAGGTGACGTCCACGGTAGAAAGCTCGCCCATGGTCGCCGAGATTACTGGAAGTTCTGCGAGGAACGCGCCAGTAAGAATAAAACCGGGGTTTGTAGCAGAGTCTGCGCCCGAGGTTGGCTGTACGCGCACTGTGGTGGTGGTACCGACAAGGGCTGCAAGTGTCGCGTAGGTCTCGGTGGCGGCGTAAGACATGTAAAGCGACAAGGTCACCTCGTGGTCTCCGAGGCCCTTTACATACTTGTTATCTGTATCTCCAAAGGCGGTTGCAGTAAGTTGCTGAAAGCGATGAACCACGGTCGCACTTGTGCATTGATTAGTCAAATCGACTGAATTGACCGTTACGATCGGATTCGAGAGATAAGTTGATGTTGCCATTATTCGGACTCCTTGTCTGTGGTGATGTTATCACCTTTGGGTTTTTCTGTTTTGGGTTTTTCGGTTTTAATGATGAAACCGCCAGCGATGAGGGCTTCGAGGTTTACGCCTGCTACGGGCACAAACTCTTCGCCGGGGGTTCCGATGCGGGGGCTAACAATTTTGTACATAAGTTCCTTACGCTGTTTGGGCTTGCATTGAGATTAGCAGTTCGTAGGCGGGGTAGTCAGCGCCACCAATGGACACAACTGTTGGGCGGCCTGACTTTACAGCCACGTTTTTGGCGAGCACTTTAGACGTGATTTGCAGGATGTCCCGCAGTGCGTCAAGGTTGCCCGGGCCCGAGCCGATGACCTTTACGGGGAAGTCCAAGGTAACGATGTTGTAGTTCCACGCGTCGAAAGACGGCGCGTCAATAAACACGCACGAGGTAGTTATCTGCCGTGGGTCTATCGCCACGGGTAGCCCTGTAATGGTCTTGAGCGTTGTTGAGAGGTCGTCTATTGCCTCGTTAAAGAGGTCGGTGTATGGCAGAGGCATCAGGCAACCTGTGGGCGGTTGATGCCGAGCAGCTGCAACACCATAGGAGTGATGCCGTTGGCGGGTGGTGTGCCCATACCGTCAAAGGATGCCAGCGCGGTGTATGACCCTTGCTGACGGAAGTACGCCGCGCCAATCATGATTGTGCCTAGTGTGACATCGCCACCGGGGGAAGTAGTAAGCGAGTCTTGCAGGTAGCCCGCCTCGTTGCGCCTGCGGAAAGCGAAAGCGTTGGCAGCTGCGGCGCACTGCACCAGCAAAGCCGCTGCATTAGTGCTCGTCAAAGGAATGTCCAGATAGTTCGCTATCTGCGTATTGGTAATCCATGTGCACGTCTGTGTCCATGTGACAGTGCCAAGCACCTCAACCTCGTACTCAAAGTCCGCGCCAGCATCAACAAACAACAACTGGTTAGGCCGTGGCACCGTCTCATCAAACATCAGTGTGCCGTCAGTTTCGGTACCAACGTACTCGTACTGTGGGCAAGCCAACACTAAAAAAGTGCCGTCGAATCCGTCACCAAGGCCAGCGATAGTGATGCTTTGACCGGGCGTAATGTCGGTGTTCGTAAGCGTCTGGACGACTGCATAATCGTCCAAACGCATACGCGACGTAATGTTAAATACCGCCATGACGGTACCGCCTTTCGGGATTAGGCGAGTGCGATGCTTTGTACTTGTGTCGAGTCTGCGATAAACGTAGACACATATCCGTAGTAGGAGAATGTGCGACCCAGTGTGCTTGGGACTTCGACCGACATAATGCCGCGTACTTGCTCGTAGAACTCAATCGCCGTACCGCGCGCTACAACCATGGTGTTGGAAGCAAAGTTGCGATCTACCACAAGGTTAAGACCAAATGGGTTGAAAGTGTTCATTTGTGTGACGTTGGCTGTGCCTGCAGCGTTTACGCCCATAAGGCCTGCGGCCCCTGCGTATGGGAAAATTGGACGCTTGTCCACATCCAACTGACGACCAAGCAATTCCCACACGTTAGGTGCAACAAAAATATGGTCGGGCAAGAAGTTTGTAGCGGTCAAGATATTTACCGCAGCACCATAAAGTGCAGTGATAAGGCTTGAGGGGTCATCTTGGTCAATTGTCCAAGTTGCGCCTGACGCTGTCGCGCCTGCGGTAATTGCATCGGCTGCCACATTGTCAGATGCAAGCATGTACTGACCTGCCAAGTCGCGAAGGATAATTTCCAACGCAGCGGGAGAAGTAAAGTCAATGTCCTGCACTGAAAGAGTTACTTGTCCTGCAAGTGTGGTCTTGGTGACCACGTTGCTTGCAATGACTGGAGTTGTAGCAGATACTCCGCCAAGTTCTGGCGACTGTGCGGCCACGCTTGGGTGAGTCGTCCAAGTTGGGCGAATCCATGTCTTGGACTGTCCACCGTCTGGCATAGCGCGAGCGCCAACAGCGGCGACTACTGGACGGATGTAGTTAAGATCATCAAACACTGGGCCAAGCACTGGTACAGGCAAAAGACCCGGAGTGTCTGTGGTAAGAACATCACCAGCTGCTGCTTGCAGTGCGGTTTGGCGTGACTTCATTGCCTCAGTTGCTGCAGCGTTGACGTTGCGCCATGTGTCGCCACCAATGTGGTATGCGGCAAGGTATTCACCAGCAGAAGGCATAGCGAACTGGCGCTTAGGTGCTGCAGGGATTGGTGCGGTAGGAGTTGTTGCTTCTACGACTGCTTCGGGCTGTACTGATTCCACTTTGGTCTCCTCGACTTCGGTTGGTGTGGGTTCTGTGTCGGGTTCTTCTTGTGATGCTAACACAGTATTTTCCGCGCTTGCATAAACTTTCTCAATTTCTGCCCCCGCAAACGCAGGGATAGGTACTAGAGAAAGTTCTAGCCATTCGGCTTGGGTTACGATCATGGTGCCCTCGTCGTCATATGAAAAGCGTGTGGGGTTTACGCCAACACTGACGGAATCCAAAACACCGTCAAGGGCGAGCGTAAGTGCCTCGTCTCCTGCGGCGGTTGCCGAAATACGGGCGGCGAACATCATGCCTTCTTCGGTGTCTACACGCTCGGTCACAAGGCCGACGGGCTGTGACGAGTCGTGATACATAAACAACTTAGGAGCCTTGCCCTCAACGGGTAGCGCGCCTTTCTCAAAACGTACTTGGGTTCCGTCTGACACTGTTGCGGTCTCGCCATATGGCACCGCCACGCCAGTGATTGTGCGGGTTGGGTTGTCTCCTGCTGCTGCGTCAATGGTGACCGCTTGGGCGTTTAACTTGATCATGCTCGTGATTCTCCTGTCTCGGGTTCGTCTACTTCGACCATTTCGCGGCTCATGTTGGCATCGTCAATTTCACCGAGGTACTCGTCTGTGTCGAACTCTACATAAGTACCCGCGGGAAGTACAGAATTAGCCGACAGCGTAGACGTAATGCACTCGGCGTATGTCTTGGTGCCGTACAACCACAAATCCCAACGAGATTCACGGCTATTGGTGTAGGCGTAAGAGCCAGTAGGCACGCCAAGTAGGTACGGCGGGATGTTGCAAATCTGCGCCATTTGCAGTGCGCTGAACTGTGCCGACTCGATGAGCATCATTTTGTCAGGGGTCGCAGTTGTGGCCTCGTAGGTTAGAAACTCGTTTAGCGCGGCAGTTTGGTTGGTTATGCGGGCGGCGTTAAACGCAGCTGCAAGGTCTGCAAGTTCTTGGGCGCTTAACGGTTCGCCCCCCACTTGGCGAAGCACACCGGCGGGTAAGGCACTGGAGGAATTACGATACCTACTGTCCTCAATCTTAAGCGCGGTGGCTATGGCTTGCTCTGACGAGTAAATCCAGCCTTGCAAAGGGCTAATGAACTGCACAAGGTTGGCGGGGTCTAATTGCCCGCCTTGGAAATAAACTTCTTGTGAGGGTGCGTACCACACTGGCCCTTCTTGATCGGGTGTAGTAATTGAGCCTGCGGGCAAGCGAGTAAACGATGCAGGGAAGCCGTCCGCAGTGCGAGAAAGGACATACCAAAAGGCGCGCCCAAAGAACGCTAAATCGTCAAACGTCCACGCCATAATCGTTTCGTAGGGAATCTGTGGGTCAGGTCGGCGAAGCCATGAACGTGGCGCTAAATCTATGTATTCCATTTCGCGCTCGGTTTCGTTCCACTGCTCGCGGTACATCTTTAACGGCATCGCCGAGATAACACTGGCGTGCAAATCACGAGCGCGAGAAATCGCCGGTACCTGCATGGCACGATTACGAGCCTCACCCTCAACATAAGAGTAATACTGGCCAATCATGTTAGGGCCTGCGTGGTTGCGGGAATATCCAGTGCCCGCCGCAGCTGCCTTAGTTACCTGTGGCGACATTGGGCTAATTTGTGCTTTAGTTTCCTTACGGCTGAAAAGTGGCATTTAGATTCCTCGAATAGTGGCCTGCCGTCAATCCCGACAACTGACGACAAGCCTGCCTAAATAGTAACCGTACTACATCACAACGAGCATAGGTTTCTGACGGTTTTGTGGTCGGCTTACTGCGGACACTGCCCACACCATGCAACGCGCCGCCTCGATAGGCCCGGGCGATTTCTGCGATGAGAGCACATAACCTTGCGCGGTGCGTACCCCTGTTGCGCGGTTTACATGTTCGGCGAGTGTTTGGTTACCGTCATGTAGCACCTTGCCTTCGAGGATCATGTTCCTAACGAGTGACGTGTAGCGGATTAACTCCGCGTACCCGGTCAGTTGGTAGCGGCGCTTTAAGGCCGTGGGCACATGAATCTCCAGCGTAGGAGTTACCAGCAGTAGAACGGACGGGTGCGTCATGACCCGCTCGACATGTGTCCACATCTCGGCCTCGGTATCTACCACAAACTCAATCTTTGTGAACACTTGTTGGTTCTGCACCACTGATCTAACACCGATATAGCGCGCCTCATCCACAGACGAATCCACCGCCAAAATGCCCCCGTCGGGGAAATCCTGGCTTGTTTTGCACTTGTCCCACACGCCAGCATCCAGCCACGCCCCCCGGCTAGCACTCCACTGGTTGCCATGCGAACGCGGGAAACTATCCGACTTCACCGCAGCCTGTAATGCCTTAACCGTAATAGTGCGACCTAATGCAGGGTTGCTTAGCCCCCAATATTGCGGGTCACGCGGGTCACAACCAGCCGGGATAGACCACTCCGCAAAGAAACGCTCGGACGTTACGCCCTCGTCAATTTCCTGCAACGCGATAGATCGGTAGTTAATCATCGCCGTAGAGGACTCGTCACCAGCGGTAGACCACATAGAAAGCAACGGATTAGCGCGGGCAATCTGCGACGGCTTTA